GCCAGCACCACTATTCCAATTGACTTCGGTGTTATTGTAATTGCCTATAGGAACGATAATTTCTGTTGGAGCATATGCATTGTCATAATGTGCTTGGAAAAAGAAGTCATAGCTTGTGCTTATTCCAGACCAACTGATAGCATTTGAACTTGAATATCCTAATCCTGCAAATGGATTACTTGTAGATGCTTTTTTCCATTTGAATAAAGGAACAGAGCTTGCAGTTTCTTTGATAACAAGTGCTAAAGTTGTTGATCCTGTCCCTGGAATATCTAAATTACTAGTAAGATTGAAGCTTGTAAATGCCCCAATTTTGACACTAGAAGATGTAATAGGACTAGAAGCAGCCAATTGAGTTTGTGGTGCTGAATTAGTGTCTACAGAATAAACATAAGCAGTAAGAGTAGTGTTTAATAGACTATCATTGTAAGAAGAATTTGCAATGTTGTCTTGTTCTCTTATTGACAAAAATGCGCTGACTTTTGAAATTGTGCTTGCTGTTGAAGATGTTGTGAATGTCTGTGCTAAATATCCGACAGAAGAACTATCATTATTTATAAATCTGATGTCATTTGAAGGCTTGGATGCAAATAAAACTGGACTGTATCCTTCACTTGTATTTTCTCCAGTCCTATACCAGCAATCACCATCATCAAGTGAATACCAAATTCCATTATTAGTACAAGCAACTAAAACATTTTGAGTTATGCTGTTAAATGTTGAAGAAAAAATTTGAAGATCATAAACACAAGTAGGAAGTGTGCCAATGTAGTCTGATCTTTCAAAAGTATTTCCCTCGTCAAAAGATCTATACACTCCATCATTTGTTCCAATGTAAATTTTAGATTTTCCAGGAACATTTCCAGAAGCAGCTTCAGTATCAATAGCATAAGAGAAACAATGAAGTCCTCTTAAGTATCTACTTTCAACAAAGAAATCTGAAGAATTGAGATCATCTGGATAACAATATTTCCAGTTTCTTACTTTTAAAACGCCATCATTAGTAAGAATAAATAATGGATTAGCATATGTAGTTTTAGTTGTTGTTGAAGGAATACTATATGCTTGGAAAGATTTATAAAATTTACTTACGCCTTGAGGATTTCCAGCGCTAAACATTTTTCTCGGAACAAGGAATGAAGAGAATGTTGCGTATTGAGTTTCATTACTCATTACATAATATCCATCATCTCCTGCTGCGTGTAAACTCTCATATTCTGAAACAATTCCGGCACTATTCTTGATGTATATGCCTTTAAATAAGCCATTGATATTATTGGTTGTGAGTTTCAAGAAATCAGATTGGAAATTAGTTGTACCAAGTTTTACACTCAATCCATCACTAGTTCCATATGCTTCAAAAACAGAACCATTCCAAAATCCAGAAAGATAAGAATATTGTCTTGCTGCTGAAGTTAATTTATTCCAAGATCCATCGTATTTCCAGAGACCATTAGAGGCGCCAACAATTACTTCAAGATTAGGATTGTAAGCGATAAAACTAGCATCAACAGCACCATCTAAAGTACTTTCTAGTTCCCAATAGCCAGTATATTTCCAAACACCTTTTTCAGTAATAACTCTTGAGCCTGTACCATCTTTTGATAATCCTATAATGCCTTTAATTTGTATAGGATCGCTTTCAAAATCATTTACAGTTGGAATTAATTCTGTTCTATTTTTGTAAGAAGAATTCAAGCTATCAAAATTAGAATTACTTGAGAAATTATCAACTAGTAAAGTATTCTTGAGCCCTCTTGTATCAGTCTGGGTAATTGTAGGAGCAACAAAATCAAATATACTTGAATTATTAGATTTGATTTTTCTTGCTAATTCTTGGAGATTTGAATTATTTTCTGATGCTAAATTATAAGTTTGATTTGAAATTGCAAGATAAAGATCATCTTCTAATCCAGATACAATTTCATTCTTAATTCCATAAACTTCAGTACCAGCAGCAAAAGTAGTTGTGCCTGTTGATCTTGCTGAAGAAAGTGTGATTTCTGTTGGGAATGAAGTGTTGTCAATAGATTTGACAACAACAATCTCATAATTATTGCCACTCTTTAATTCTAATAAAGAATAGTCGCTAATTCTTTGATTTACATAGATTTTAGTGTCTGTACTTAGGCTAGCAGATGAGAGTAATGCAATAGGGTTTTTTGTCTTATATAATGGGACAAAAGTAGAAGAATGAGGCTTTGTTCCTGCGTCTGACAATGTTGGAAAATCATTGACTATAGAAACTTTGACATTATCTATATCTTTTTTCAGAACAGATTGAGTGAAAGTAATTTTGCCTTCAGAAGAGTTAGAATAAAATGGAATAGTGCTTGGTTGATTATTAATATAAGTAAATAATCTTGTTTTATCTGATCCAGTGTTGCTCCAAGGGTCTGTAGTAAAAGTATTGAAACTTTTCTCATAATATAATTGATTGCCAGGAATATAAGAAGATCCCATAGCCACCATTTGGTATGGATAATTTAATGTGAAATTTGTTATTTGATTGTAGTTAGAATCAAATACTGCAAATTCTGTTTCATTTTCATTAAAAGTATCGTTAGGTCTTTTCCATCTATAAGTTAAAGATAATGTGCTAGAAACATTGACATCTTGCCACAATAATTCAGTGCTTAAGAAAATTCCGTTATTTGTTCCAGCATAAAGTTTGCCGAAATTGCTTCCATCATCAAAACTATAAAGTGAATTTACAGAACCTTGATATACAGGCTCCCAGAACAATTCAGAATATGCTGCTGATGTTCCTACTGCAGATTCTTGAATTCTTGCAACACCATTTGAATGTCCAACTAAATAATCTGTTGGGAATGTTGTTGAATTTCTTTGTATGACACAATTGATAATACTACTAGATCCAGCACCAGAAGGAGTTGAATTTTGATATATCTTCAATCTTTGAACATCCCAAACAACATCAGAAGTACCAAGAGAGAAAGAACTTCCAACATAAAGATACCAAGTACTATCACCATTTATAGTTCCATTAGATACATAAATAGTTTTCCAATTAATAAACTCTGAACTAGCATCTAATTCAGTAGATCTAGTCCAACTTCCTGAGGATGCAATATAAATTCCATTTTGAGATTTAGTTGTTTGGTTCTTAACTAAAACAACATTGCCAGCACTTACAGACACACCATCAATCGTTTGTGTTCCAGTTAGTGAGATATTTGCAGTAGTGGCACATCTAGCGTTAGTAAAAGATGATGTTGATTGTGAAAATGGAAGAGACCAATATTTGCCTGTAGTATCTTCAAAATATTTTGCAGTGTGAGTGATAAATGCTTGATAATCATTCCACCAGATAATATTATTTTTGTAAGCACCATCTTTAATCCAATAAACGCCTTTAACTGTTTCATTGAATATTTGAGAAAGTTGGCTAAAGTCTCCATAGTACAAACCTTTAGTACTAGTTCCAATTGCTCCAACATATAAGGCTCTGTCAACTGTAATATTGTCTGGCGAATTTTGAACATATGTATTTCTTTCTGTTGATACTTCTTCAATTCCAGAAAGGTTATATATATTTGTAATTCCAGAGCCAGAAGAGTCATAGAATGTAGAAATTTCACTCCACATCCAATTTTGATAAGCTGTGTTGTCTGGAATAATGCTGTAATAAATTTTATCTGTAGTCAAACCATATTGGAAAGTTTGGTAAGTTCCATTTGCTAATTTGTCAGAAGAAACTTTGAATGCACTTAAAGTTTTTGCTATTCCACTAGAGTCAGTTGGAAGTTTTAGTTCATTCCAAATATTAGAAGTGTTATTGTAATAAACTTTGCCTAATGAAGTAAAAGCATAGATGTTTTTAAAATAGTTTTCATTTGTTGGATAAATTACATTATCTTGAAGTGATAATATTTTTCCATAATCATTTTGCCAGTTTGAAGATTGTGCTGTATTGCTGCCTAAATTGTATGTAAACAATCCTCTAGAAGATGCAGCATAAATCAAATTCAAACTTGTAAAAATATTTGCACTCTTATAAAAAGCGCTTATATTGTCATTGTATTGGATAGCTGAATTTACATTTTGAGGATATAAGTATGTTTTTCCAATTCCAGTAGTAAGAAATTTATCAGGAGTAAAAGTTAAAGCTTCTTTATATCTGTTCTCATTATAATGATTTATTTTTAAATTATTGATAGAAATTTTACCTGTTGAAATGCTATATGCAGATAAATTCCTAATAAAATCGTCAGACAAACTATTAGTGATTTCAGTTTTACGAACTTTGACAACTACTTTTAAATCTAGGAACGTATATTGATCGTAATTTGGTGTTGAACTTTTTAAAGAAATACAGCCCGAGTAAGGATTGATTGTGTAATGGATTAGATCAACTAATGTGTCTGCCAAATACACTTCAGCAGTATCATATTGAAAATCAGTCCAAGCAAAGAAAGCGTATTTGTCAGTTGTGATTCCTGAAGCGTCTGTGTATTGATAAATTGTTCCATCACTCAATCTTATGTTAGAATTAAATACGAGAGAAGATGTTATTAATGCTTGGCTGTCATTAATTGCAATAAGAGTTTTATCAACAGCATAAGGCAAATAAATTTCAAGTTTAGATGTTGATTTGATGCCTTGTGATAAATATATTTTAAATGGGCTGGAAGAACTTATTGTGTATTCAGTATTAGATAAAGTTATTCCATCAAGTTTTACAATAGGTGTGCCATAAGATGATAGAGTGTCATTAAATAAAGTGCCATCAGAATTCTTCAATATGAAAATTGAAGAATTATCATAACTTAAACTTCCATCATTTGTTGAAGCTGTAAGAACAAGAAAATTTCCAAGATCAATTTTTTCTGGAGTATTTATTTCTCCCAAATGCTTATGCTTTAGATAAGATAATTCGAGTTGTCTTTTAAATTCTCCAACAGATTCATTAACTTGATTTCTTCTCTCTTCATAAACAATTTCAGAAACTATGTTGATATTTGTGTATGTAGGATCAGCTTCATAAATTACTGTTGCTAAATAAACAGCATTAGAGTAAGTATTATATTTTGAGTCTGGTAAGGAAGGGCAAGTTATATTACAAATTTCATCAGATAAAGTTGAAATTCCAGATTCAGCCCACGCATAAAAAGTATTGTTTACTGTTTGTCTAAAATAATGTGGCTTTTCTGTTTTAGCAGCATATTTATCAATTATTCCATTTCCAGGGCTAACTTTAATACATTGTTTGAAAGCATCTTGAAAATATAAGTTTGACGTAGCTAAAGTGAAATTAGTAGCTGAAACTGCGCCGAGCCATAATGTTTTTTGGTTTGCTGTTCCTAGACTTACATAAACAACAAAATTATTAGAATAATCAGAAGAAGCATCTAAAGAAGAGTGCCTAGTCCAAGATCCAGACGCTACAATATAAACACCATTTTGAGATGCTGTAGATTGATTTTTGACTAATACAAGATCTCCAACAGCAAGAACAATCCCGTCTATAGTTTGAGTGTTTGAAAGAGTGATATTTGCAGTTGTGGCAGCTCGGCAAGAAACAGTAAAATCTAGATCTAAAAGTGATAATTTTTGTCCATATTCACTTGTATGACTAGAGTTATATCCATCAAGGAGTAAGATTTGATCTGCTCTATTATCAGTTAGCTTTGATACATCCCAGCCATTGATTACTCCAGGACCAAAGAAAGAGTAAATGCCTGAAAAATTGGTTTCAGCTGTAAGCATATTTTCATAGTCATAACCTGGATACCAAATATCGCCAAATTGTGAATATAAAAACTTGTAAATTGATGTACGATTAGCCATTACTACCTACGGAGTTGGATTAAATTTAATGCTAGCATCTCCTATGTCAAGTTGTACGGCAAAATCATAAACCATAGATGGAGTTGTTCCTACGCTTGTTAGGAAAATTCCAAATCTAATTTTGCTTGATGCTTCTGACAATTCAAATGTTTGATTTGGAGAAATTACAGTAAAGTTGGCAAAATTGAAAGTTTCATTTGCGTCATCAGATGTTGTATATCCGTACACGATGCTACCATTATTTTTTAATTCGTTAGAACTCAACAAACCTCTTTTGATCATTGGAGCATCAGTGTCATAATTGGTTGTATCGAACATTCTAGTAAAGAAATAACTTCCTGTTGATGATGTGTAAGAAACAGTTAATGAAAGTAATTCTGGAGTAATATTTGGTGTTGCTGTAATAAGTTCAACCTTATATTGCAGCCATTTTCCAGAATATGCTGAAAGATCAACGGCTAAAGATTGAGCAGTTGTTGGAGCTAGACTATCATTTATAGATGTTAGTGTTTGAGCATCTCCATAAGTTGATGCAATACATTCTGCTCTTGTATTTCCAGTCTTTACATATATCTTGACTTGAGTACCATTATCCAAAGTTGTATCTGGAGTTGTTGGATACTTGTTCATTATCAAAGCAACAATTTGAGACCAAGTAATTAAAGTTGGAACATAAATTGGTTGAACTTCATAGATGCCATACTCTCTAATTTTACGGTCTGGAGCATATACTGGATAAACTCTTGAAGGTGGAACATAAATGCCCTTTCTTGATAATGAGTTGTCAGCATTCTTTTGAATTTGATAGATAACACCAGAATTGTTTGTTGTTGCTACTGTGGTTGTTCCTGTTCCAGTTCCTGTAGTTGTACCTCCAGTAGTTGTTCCAGTTGTAGTTCCTCCGGTGGTTGTACCATTTGTATTAGTGTTAGTATTGTTTGTTCCAGTACCAGTTCCAGTAGTTTGTGTATTACCTGTAATAGCATTAATTGTAGTATTTGAATTAGAAACAACAGTAGTGGTTGTGTATTGAATAAACGAACCTGTACTATTAGCAGTATTTGCAACTTGCATCATTTTGTCGCTAATAATAGGGAAGCCACTAGAATGTGCTGGCAAAGAAACACCTTGAATGTTGCCTGCTTGATCTTTGAATCTTGCGTAAATATATCTACTATTATTTTCGTATGGAATTGTAGTAAATTCGTAAATGCTACCATCCATTCCAGCACCATAGAATGTATTTCCAATTGCAGAAACTGATTTTATTTTGCTTGAACCATAGAATTGCGATGCTGGGATTGCTTCAAATGTTTCTCCAGTATTCTTTTGCCAGAATACTTTGAATGTAGTTCCTGATCCAACATTGTTTGTTGTTTGAAGTTTAATCTTGAGCAAATCACCTTCTAATGTATTAAAGGCATTTGCTGAATACAAGGATGTTAAAGATGTTGATTGAGTGTAATTACTTATTTGAAGAGTATCATTGACAAATAAATTATATCCAACATTACTATCAACTCTAAATGATACTGCGCCATCTTTTGAAGTCTTAACTGCACCTTCAAAAGTAATTGAACTATTTGTAAATCCTGATGGCGGAACGAATGAACTTCCAATAGCACCAGTGTAATTTACAGCCTCAGTTTGTCCTCTGTAAGCAATAAAATTATAACTTTCAATGTCTCCAATATCTGTCCAAGAAATACCAGTGCCAGTATAAGATCTCCAAGTCGCATTTAGTAAGTTTGTGTCATATGAGTAAGCGACTAATTTCTTGAAATTCTTTATTGAATTAAAATATCCATAAGCTCCATTATCAGCGCTAATATAAATGTACTGACCGTTAGGATCATCATATATATTATAAATATGATCAGCATATGTGTCATAAAGTTTACCCCAAGAATTAGCTGTTGCATTTGTAAAAGATAACTCCCAGATTTGTCCACCTCTCAAACCAGCAATGATAGAGTTTCTAGTAGTTGATTTTACTAAACATTCAACATTGTCATAATTTGAGGATAATGTTTGCACCCATTCTGAATTGTAATATTTGTAAATTGCTGATGCTGCACTACCAAAAGCGCCTCCAACTCCAGCATATAAGGTAAATTCTTTTGCAGCTAAAGCAGAAACGTGATCATATGTAGTAAATGTTTTGATTTCTGTTATTGCTTTACCATTGTATTGATAAACTGAACAGGAGCTAGTTGAACCCTTTGTTGATCCTAAAAATAAATTATTACCTAAAGATGTCATAGAAACAATAGGCTTCAATAATTTATATGAAGTTGCTGACAATGGATCTTTTGCGTTTAATACACTCCAGAATTCACCATTGAAAGAAGTGAAAACCAAACCATAATTAGTACCTGCATATGCTCGACCATTAAAGACGTGAATACAAGTAATTTGATACTTTTCGCTTATAAGTGATTCATTTAATATTTCATAAACTGATCCGTTATTGTAAACAAACATTTTATGATTTGCTGCTATTAAAATTTTCTCTCCAAAAGTAGCGATAGCAGTAATTTCAGATGCTGCATTTCCTGTTGTTTTAGCCCATAAATAAGCAGCATTTGTAAGATCAATATTAGTAAAAGTAGTTTCACCTGACGAGAAATCTATGAACCCTTTACTGTCTGCATTTGGAAAAGAAGTTGCATCTCTAAAATCTGAAAATCTTGAAATTTGTGCTGATATAACATCTGAAAATTGATCATAAGCAGCTAGAGTAATATCTCCACGTTGATCGATTGTAAAGTAATCTCCGTGATACGCAATTCTAGCAGCATAGAGTGAAATAGGAGTTGTGAAAGTAAAATTCAAATAATCAGTTGTCTGCGGATCTGCAATATTTTCAACAATGTCTTCCCATTCAGATGTTTTAGTTTTCTTAACTTGCAAAATATATGTTTTAGTATTTTTTGCAGTAGCTCCAACAATTAAATTAGTCACTGTTGGATAAATATTGTTTGAAGAATTTGATGAGTCTACATAAACAGGATCAAACTTTTTGTAAACATAGTTAGCTTGATCATTTCCAATAACTTCGTATTTAGAAAGATCTGAACTGCCACCATAAACTGATACTTCTTTAAGTGGAATTTCAAACAAATCAAGCAAGTAATCTTTTGAAGATAATTCTGCTGACGATGTGTTAAAAGCAGTTATCTTATAATATGGAGAGGTATTTGCAAGTCTAATCCAAGTTGTGTTAGTGCTGTCATAGTATGCAAATTCAGAAGATTCATTTGTGTATTTTGCTATATCAATTGTAGCAGATCCAACAACAGGTATAGGAAGATTGTCTAAAGTTATGTGAATCCAATAAGTTGTATCTGCTGCTAATGAAACCCCAGTATTAGTGAATGAATAGGAATCAAAAGATGTAGTTAAATCATTAAATTGAATGCTGGCAAAAGAACCTAAAAGAGTTGAAGGAGCATCAGTTGTAGTATCGTGAGTGTACAAAGAAACATTTATTCTGTCGCCTAAATTTGTTATGCTTCCAGTTTTCTTTAGTTTTAAATAAATTGTTGAAATATTTTGTGCTTTATCAGAAGTAATTTTGAAAGCATTAACTGTTTTAGTGAATGAAAATGTTGAAGTTGTATCTGTGTATTCAGTAGTAGTTGATGAATAACCAGTGCCGGAAAAATAGTGAACTTTGATTCCAGGATCAACATCATCAGCTTTTCTGTTTAATATCAAAATACCTTTAGGCGGAACAGTATCATAAATAACACTAGCGTTAGGATAGAATTCAGATTTTACAAAAATATCTGTTGTTTCATCCTCTATTTCGTATCCTATTGATGTCTTGTTATTTAGAGCTTCATTCCAATATTTAGGATCGAAAAAACCGTAGTTATCATACGCCATAATTTGATATCAAAAGCGGTTCAAAATTTACAACATAATTATTTGAGCTATCTCTCAATGCTGTAGTTCCGCCATTTCCACTATAACCAACCTTGACAACGCTGTTGTAATTAATTTTATTGTAAAGAGACAACTTTACATCTGTAGAATAAGTTATTCCTAAACCTGTTGCTGATTTTATTGGAGTAAATTGACCATCTATAGAAACATAAAAACTTTGGATTCCAGTAGCTGGCAACATAGGTCTAGAGTTATTTTCTGTAAATTTTAAATATATATCTTGCCCATTAATATCAATATAACTTTTTGTAATGTCTAAAGTAGGGGCAGTTGTATCAGTTATATAATTTTTTGCAGTAATTGGTGATGTAAGGCTTGCAAGTTTATTAGTATTTGATGATCTGTCAGTTATGTAATTAGAAGCTGGTTGGGTGTAGTTGACAGTAATAAGATCTTCTGCTCCAAAATATGAAGACATTGTAAGAGCATAAACTGTAGTTGCAACTCCACTATACATCAAAGCAGAAGCACCAATACTTGAAATTGTTTTAGCAACACTTGTATATGAAACACCAAATCCAGATGGAGATGCTGGAGTTGTAGTTGTGGATATCCTTACATAAACAATGTTTCCAGAAACACCAGTACCAGTATATGCTTGTGTTATTCTGGGCAAGAAAGTAGTACTAGTTAAATTAGTGACAGCACTTCCAGCAAAAGAAACTGCATAAGTTAAACCTGTGCCTGTGCTATCTTTAATTTTATAAAAGTCTGAACTTGGTTGTGCATAAGTGAGCGTGATTGGGTTTGTTCCATCGCTTACGCCTAGTCTTGAGCCTAAATCAAGGACAATTATTTTCCCATTAGTTGCATCTAATGGGTCTAAAACATAAGCATTTGAAATCGCAATACCAGAACCATTTTGACTTACAGCAAAGCCACTTATGCTTGTAGTTGGAAGAAGGGGTGGAGTAGCCTCTATGTAATAAACGTAAACTTTTGTTCCGTCAGTACTTGTGGTTGAATAATTGTATACAGGAGGATTAGCTTCTTTAGTAAGATTTGTAATCCCAACGCCTGTAAATGATGATACATATGATTTTTGTGTGTCGTTATCTGATAATTTTGCGACTGTACTGCCAAAGCTTGTTGCATCATAAGATACAAAGACTGTTTGAGCAGTTAAGGCTACCCCACTACCATTATACGAATTATCTACAATTCTGTCAGAATCAGCCAAAATTAACTGTAAAGTCTTTGGCGAACTAGCGTCAACAAAGGTAGAAGAAGGAGTTACTGTTGTTGCAATCGCTCCAAATTTTTTGGTTACAGAAAATCTTAGTTGTAATCCAGTGGCAGGTTCAATTCCAGTGCTATCTATATCTTCGAAGTTTAAATATACCCTTTTTCCATCATATGAAGTGTATGAAAGATTAGTTAAACTTGTTGAGATTCCAGGACTAGCACCACTGAAAGCTATGAATGTATTTCTTATATCTTCGCTCATTATGGTTTGATGTTTCCGTAGTGTCCGCTCAAAAACAATTTGCCCTTATAACTTATTGCTGTCAAAGGTCTTATAACACCGTATAAAGTGTAGTTTCCAGTATTGTCAAAAACCTTTTTTCTTTCAAAAGTAATGTCTTCTGGAAACCAACTTTCAGCATTCGAGTTGTAGTAGAAAATTTTGCTTTGTCTGTCGTTTGGATTATCAGAAATTTTATTACTTATAAATCCATCTGTTGCACAATATAATGTTCCATCGTGATAAGTGAATAACCTGACTCCACCTGTAGAAGGAAGAACCACTGATTGGTTAAAGTCAATAACCTTGCAATTAGTAGGAGCATATGTTGAGCCAATAATAAAAGATATATCTGAATATCCTACAAGCGAATCTCCAGCATCATTATTCAATTTTCCAAACTGAATAAATGGATGATCATAATCAAAAGTATTAGCTGTTGAATCTAAATATTTAGCACTATATGTGTCAAGTGAAATAAAATTTTTCTTTTCAATGAATGGATTTTTCTGTTGTCCAAGGTAAATTTTTATATCTCTATCTTCAACAATCCATCTAATTTTTGAAAGTTTATTATTGATATCAAACACATCTTCATTAGATTGGATTTGAATAAGATCAATAACAATTTCATAAGGTCTATCGTTGTTCTCTGGTAAATCTACAAACTCAATTTGAAGCTTGCCAATAGTTCCTTTCCATATGGGTTCAATTTTATATTCAATATATTCATCAGATGTATGCAAAGCTGTTTCTGCACTAATATTGAATATTCCGCCATCATATGCCCAGTAAGCTTTTATTTTGCCCAAGCATAATACTTTTGACTTTGGTTTTGCTTTAACACGTATAGAAATAATTGAATTTAAATCAACTTCCAAATTTAAATTATCAACATAAATTGATGGATTGCCTGTTAAAGCTGGAGTAATTTTTAAAACGTATTTACTATAAGCATCATTAAAAATGTCATAGTTTGTTTCAGTAGTTGCAGACAAATCTGTAACAAATTTATTTATAGCCCAAGATTGTTTACTTGATGAAACAGTTCCACTCGATACAGTATAAAACTGCCAATCTGCAACTAATCCTGTAGTAGTAATAGATTTTTCAACTGAATTCATTCCACTTGATAATTTCATTGTTGTGGCATTAAATTCAATTGAATATTGTCCATAAAGATCGGCAATTTGGAAGCCTTGATATCCAGATAAAGAATTTGTAGGAATTTGTTCAGCGCTATTTAAAGTGATTTCATTACGAAGATCTGTAGATGTTGCTGCTTGACTTTTATTTAAATCTATAACTCTTGCTTCAAAAGTATAACTAGGTTTGTAAACAATAAAATTACCAGAAGATAAATAGTTTGAATAATTTAATAAATATCTATTACCAGTATTGATATAACCAGTTTCAATATAAAAACCTAGTACTGTACTTCCTGAAACAATATATTGTGTAATGTTTACTAAAGATGGCGTATTATTTACTCCATTGTAAACGTAGATGCCATTATAAATTCCATTTGTTCCTGAAGTTGTTTGATCTTTGAGCAAAAACAAATCATTTAATATCAAATCGTGTCCATCAAGTGAAGTAAAATTATTCCAGCTTGATATGGCTTTCCAAGATGCACATTTTACACTAATAAAATCTTGGCTTGGCAGATTTTCACGTAGCAATTGTTCCCAGTCAGATCCTTCAGAAATTTCATACAATCTTGAACCGTAAGCCGTAGCACCAGTAGAAGATACAGTGTTTCCTTTGATAACTAAAAACTCATCAAATTGTTGAGGATTGTTTTCTGTAGGAAATCTTGCAATAGCTACATTCTGATCATTTCTAGATAATGTATTGCTGTCATATGAATAGAATTGTGCTGGTGCTGGATCATTCATAAAAACTTCATCTAAAAATAATGATGTCCAGCTTTCATCAGTGGTTGGATTTGATAATGGAATTTCAGAATATGACCAAACTTCTGGCTTCTTATCTATGCCTGCTAAAACTTGATTTTTTCCAACAGACAAACATCTAATACCAAAATCTGTAGCTTCAAAATCAGTAATATTATTTGAAATTATTGTAGATGTTTCCAAAGATTCAGTTTCTGTTTCTATAACAATAACTTCTTCTGTAATCAAGTTTGTTGGTTCAGATAAAGTAATTGAAAGTGTCCGTGAATATCTGTGAATTTTCTTATTGAAACAACCTAAAAACAATTTATTATAAGCAGACACCATAGAAAGAATTCCGCCTGAGTTTGCAGCTAATTCTCCATATGGATACACTTGTTCCCATTCACTACCATTGTATGCTGTATTTAATTTAGCTCTATACAATCTTGGCAATTGATCAGAAGCAACATACAGATAAGGTTCTTCTTCGTGTTCAAATTGATGTGAAATCATTACAGAAGCAGAAAGATCTACATTATTGTCTTGAAGAATGAATACAGGTCCACTTACATATTCACCATTATAAAACCAAATTTTCCCTGATACTCCTGACAAATAAATACCATCATCAGAAGCCAACATAGATGTAATGCCTCTTTCTCCTTGGTTCTCTAAATCAATTATTTTTTCAAAAGATACAAGATTAGCATTATGGATAGAAGCGTAATATCTCTCCAATACTACATTGATAGAAGATGCAGTTATTGGAGTTGAAAAAACTAAATAATTTTTATAATCATCAACTCCATAACTTACTGATGAGTTGACAGTAAGTTCGTCATTGGAATTTACTTTATATACTCTACCTAAATCATCTGAATTGGTGCCAACAAGTTTAAATGCAGTTCCGGCAGTATAGGCTGGATCAAGGCTATCTACTAAAGAAATATTGGTAATTCTTTTCTTTGTAATCCCAGAGAAGTATAATATTTTTTCGCTATCGTTAGGTCCTTTCCAAGAACAACTAGCTGTAAAAATTGTTGGCACCATTATACTTTTGGTCTCCTAATTGCATTCCATTTAACTTCTGGTTGAGTAATGTTATTTCCAAAATCTCTAAATTTAATTTCAACTTTTTTAACTCCATCACTTTCGCCTGTAAAATCAACCTTTACATACGAGGAATAAGGAATCCATTCTGACCAACTACCATTTCCAGAATCTAATAATCTTCTCATTTTGAAGTCTTTTATTCCAGATACTAAATCCTGGCCATCAAGTTTCATCCAAGATTGAGGCAAATTGGACAGTGTTGTTGTTTGATTAGTTTTTGGATCAAAGAAATTTACTGTTCCATAAGGTGCTTCTGTATCAACTAAAGCCTGGGAAGTTGCGACAAAACTTAATGGATTAGATTCAGAAACATTTCCCATATAGTCCATCAATTGAACCCAGATTTTTCTTTGTCCTGAAAAACCTATATTTTGATTTTGGAATGCTGTATTTTGTGGACCCAACGCATAATAGTTTAAGTGTCCATAAAGATATAAGAAATATTGATTTTCAGTATTTACAATAAATTTATCCCAAGGCAACCAAGGAGTATAGTTAATAAAAGAATTATCAATTTCTTTACCAACTCTAAACGCAAGTATTCCAGATTCATTATCTTCAGCTTGTATTGATAACTGAACCATTCTCAAAGTAGATTCTGTTGCTACTAAAATATTTGGTGCATCTCCTGAATACATAGGAGGATTGATATCTACTTGAGATGGACTGGATAATTTAGTTGAATAGCTTGAAATATTTCCGTGTGATGCTGCTCTTACTCTGTATTGAATAGCATTACTTTGTGTTGAATTCTTTGCTTTTTCTTCATATGTTGTGTGAAGTTTATGCCACAAGTTATTTGCTCTTCTATAGCCTGAAAACTCACCATTTTGAATATAGTCAACATTAGAAAGTTCTATTCCATTTGCTCTTCCTAAAGCAGCATTGAAAGGAATTGTAATTGCCACCCAAATAACATCAGCTTGTGTAATGTTTTGGTTCCAATCTGAATCAGTTAACTTTACTTGGACTAAATTAGTGTTTGGACTATTATTGAATCCTGCTACAAATGGATTATAAGATACAGATTTCCAAGATGTTAGAGGATTGTTATAGTCAGGTAAAGATCCAATATTTTTGAAAAATCTTATTTTTAATTCTTTCATTGGGAAAGATTTATCATAACCATTCCAATGCAACTTGAATTCAAACAATTTTGGCTTTGTTGTGGTGAAAAAGCTTGATATTTCACCAACTGTTATAGCTTTGAAGAAAGTAGTACTTACAAATCTGTCAGACAAATTACCGTTAAAAGTGACTTCTGATTTGTACCAATTCGTATTAGCGTTTATTGTTCCGCCAGTAACTCTCAAAGGAACATTATAATCAGTTGAAGTTATAGCAAATCCAGAAACAGATTTGATATATACTCCGTTTTCTATATTATCAATCTGATCTTTGACTAATATTTTGCTTCCAACTGCTAAAGATGATAATGCAGTGCCATCAATAGAAGCAGAACCAATACTTGAAATTGTTATATTTGACCCTGTTGTAGCTAAGGATATAGCATCAGGTGTAGGTTGGGAAGCACTGAAAGATAAATTGGTTGTTCCAAGAGTTATTGGATCTGGAGTTGTAAGATACCATTTGGTACTAGCCACACTGTAATCCATTGGAATTCGTACAAGCATTCCAGAATAGACTTCTGCACTAGTGTCCATTTCAGTAACTCTAGTTAGTCTATAAGTTGTTGATGCTGTACCAACTCTCGATTGATAATAAACTCCATTTTGAAGAGCAGATGATTGGCCAGCTACGAAAATATAATCAGATTCAGAAGTAACATATCCACCATTAAGTACTAAAGTTCCAGCAGTTCCAGCAGTTAATTTATTTGCTGAATATGTTGGTGTATTTGGTAAAGGTGAAAAAGTAAAATATTTTGCATCAAGGGTAAGTTTAGGTAATGTAATTGCTGTTTCATATTGATAGTCAATTAAGTCAGTCAATCCACTTAATAATTTTTGTCCTAAATAATGTTTTGAATTTGTAGACCCTTCATCAGATAATAGAGTTGTTTTGATTGTAGTGTCATTATCAAATTGTTCTTTAAATAAATTTGGAATTCCTGACCATTTTAAGTCCTGGAAATAAGTTGCTCCATTGCTGTTATAAGAACTTTTTCTGACACCAAAGCTAGCAAAATATCCTAATCCAGAAGTGTTAGAATTGATTGATAAAAGCATATCAACAACACCAACAACATTGATTCCACTTCCTGTAATTTCTTTAACTAATAAATAAGTGCCAGTATAGTTTTTGTTCTTAAATCTGCCTGTGTAAGAATTTGGAAGTTGATCTGTAATTTCAAATAAAAATTTACTTACACTAGTTTGCGGCTTATAAGATCTTAAAACTTGTCTTCGTAATTTATTATCATCGCTTCTGTAAGAAACAGATATTTCATTTTTTTCTCCACTAAATTTTACTAAAATTGTTGGAGCATTAAGTGGAGAGTCTGTGTAAGCAAAACCATCGTCACATCTTACGCCAAATGGTCTATCCCAATTAACAGTTAAACTATTTTGTGTGTGAGATCTGTAAGAGGAAACTGAACTAAAAGCGACATAAACATCATCTGCACCGTGGCTAAAAGCTAATTCAAATCTACTTCTATTGCTCAAAGATGGTTTATATAATTGAAGTTCATAATGGAGTGGAACGGTGTATGTATTTGAGCTATCTATTTTGCTTATTTGATATAAATTTGTTGTTACTGATGTAGTGAAAGATAAAGCAGAAGGAGCATCAGTCAAAACAATAAAGTCTTCATTTACTGAATCGCTCCAGCCATATTCTATTTCAGTAACAGGAGCATCAATAATAGCAATATCGTCATTAGTACAATCACCAACATCTACAGAAAGTTTTGATTTACCTTGGGCTAAAAATAATTCTTCTACTACCAATCCACCAGAATATGTTCCTGAAGCTTGTGAAATTTGATAACCAAAAGCACTTCCTACTGATGAACTGCCAAAAGATGTAAGTATCGTATTGCCAAGTAAATAACTTTTTCTTGATGCTGTAGATTGATCTAAATATGGTGTAAAGTATGCTTCAACCATACATAAATTCGTACTACCCATTGATGAGTAATACATTTCCATAATTCCACCAGATTGAAGTAATGGAAGAATAGTGTGAGGAAGCGATGTAGTCTGCTTACTTGTGCTATCCGTTCCATTGATTCTGGTATACAAATAAGCAGTTGGATTTGAATTATTTGGAATATCAACTCTACAAACAATTTCGTTTCCGTTAGCACTTGTATCAGGAGCTGCATACAATTTCAAAAATGCTTGAGAAGTTACTGCTATGCCTGAAGTTGTGAATGAAAATCCAGCCTGAGTATAAAAGTCAGTTTTATTTGTAAAAGAAACTAATTTTGTTTTGCTATAGAAAAAAGCGCCTCTGCCATATGTAGTGTTTGTAAGACTGATATTTGTGCCTAAAGAAAGTGAAGAAGCAGAATAATTTCCATCATAGTATCCATAAGTAGTAAGAGTTGTGGATGCTGTTGATGCTGAAGGTATTAGTGTTCTTTTAATATTGCTATGTGCAGAATAAGCATCATAAGTACCACCAGTGTTAGAAATTTCATAAACACTAGCGATATATCTTCCAATTCCTGTTGATTCTGTTTGTGCTGCTACTTGATTTCCACTAACAAATGAAAGAAGTGTATTTTTTCCAACATAACCAGATTTAGCGCTTGGTATTTCTGGAAAATCAGGATTGACTGGAATTTGACCTTCCCAACGAATTTGGTCAAAGATACCATAACCCATTGGATATTCAATATCAGTTCCGTTAGGGCCTTCCAAGATTGCTTTCATATAAACTGTTGAAAGTCCACCAGAAGCACTTAAAGGCCAGTTATATACCTTAAATAAACCAGTTCCTCCCGCTGTTGGAGCAGACATAGTTCCTTGAGATTGTGTAGTATCAAAGAAATATTGAGGATTTAAAGTGTATTCGTAATTGTATGTTGGATCGTAAACGTATGAAACTGAAGGCCAGTTTGAAATAGCAATAGTTGCTGCAGAATCAAATTCTGGATCGTTTGAAAGATAAAGAGTTTTTAATCTTCTTAAGTAAGTAAGTTCACGAGTGCCACTATCCCTTACCTCAAAGCTAAAAGTAAGGGTATTTTTATTATTATCAAGTGTTGGATCTTTAGAATATAAATTGCTAGAGTATGGTTCACCTAGATTAATAAATTCAGATTGAAGATATCCACTTGTAAGATTGTTGGGTAAAATTATTGAAACGTTATATGGCACTTGTAACCACCGCTAAACAGGGAATATTAAAATATTCTTTGCCAGCCGATGTAGCCCCTATAAAAGTTGAAAATCAAACTGGAAAGGTATTGAT